TGGCAGCTGCTCTTTCGTAATTGCTTATCATTTACCTTGTCTTTGTTTTATCTTTTCGTTTTCTTCTTCAATAAATTGTATAAGCATATTAACGTAGATATCACGTTCCCAAGGTATCATATTTTCAAGTTCAGTCAAACTATACTTGTGATGTTGCATCAAAGAAAAGTTTGTTTTATAATAATTTCTTAAATTGTCATGACGAAATGTTAACCGAAAAAATTGTCTAACCCTTCCACCTCTATCGTGTGGTTATAACCACACTTACTACAAGTAGTTTTAATAACTTTATTCATTGTTGGTAAGTTATTAAAAAAGTTTTCTATTTTTGCAAATTGATCTTGGTTCAATGATTCAACAAATTCAATCATTTCTGATGGATCGGTCTCTTTGGCATAGTAATATTGTTCACCGTCAAAGATATACTCAATACTCTCAACAATCATTTGAAATGCCATATCGGTGGCACTATTAAATTTTGTTGCTCTTTCTAACAAAGAAAATTCTGGATATTTTAACTTGATTGAAATTGCATCAGTTAATTGAATAACATCTTTAGCATTCTCTTTAAATTCAACCTGAATATCTAAAAGATTGATTGATGTGTCCATCAAATTACCACAAGGTTTTTCATTAACTTCATTCTCACAACGATATTTGGTTTCAATTACTTCACCAACCGACCGTGCTCTGAGATTAATGAAATAAAACTCAACGTCAATAATTGGTAATGAATCAATATCAACATTTGGTGTCAATGTGCAATTATGTAAAACTTGCCGAATATTCTTTTCAATTGTTTCTTTATCATCAGATTCCATCGCCATCATTAGATTTCTTTGTTCTTTTACAAGAAACGGTCTGAATCGAATGTGTTTTTTTGATAAAGGTAAATCTACTTCATATACAGGCGAATCAATTTTTGGTAAAGCCATTTTATTATCACTCCTTAAAAATTATTAATAACCGTCCCAATCTGAATATTGATACGGACCACTTTCTTCATAATAATCTTGGCCGGATTCATACTCTAAAGGAAAAGGTTCTTCTACTAAATCATCTGAACCACCAAACCATGATGAACCAGAACTATCATAACCGTCATAACCACTTCTACCTGTGTTGTCATTTCCAATTGTTGTAAAAGGATTATCTAAATCTGCTTCGTCACCAAATGTGCCTAACGAACCAATACCACCTAAAGCGGCAGTGATTCTAGATATGACACTTAACAGTAGTGATGTGCCTAATGCTTGAACAGAATTATTCATCCAATACGAATAAGCAAATACAACAGTTAATTTGTGGTGTCCGTCAGCCGACCAATCTAAATCTAATTGATTGACTGAAACTGGATAAGCATCGATCAATGTTACAGAATAACTCTTATCATTTTCTACATCATACTGATTGATTGTAATGTTCGAAACGTAATCAGTTTTGTATGTGAAGTTAAACGAATATGTTGGGTTTATAAATTCTTGCCATGTGTCGAAGAATATTCTTTCGTTCATGTCATCACCAACAATAAATGTTAATGCAACGTCATTGTATGTTGGTTGATATGGAAACTTTTCAACAGGATTAGAACCTATCTTTCGATCTGCTGTAGCAAATGTCCTACTTGGCAGTTCTGCGTTCTCACAACGCATCTTTAGTATTCTTGACATACCTCTAAAAGGTATCAATGTAATAGGTACAGGTATTTCCACATCAAATTTGTTTGGTCTTGCAACGTCAGTAACGAAACTCGATTTAAAGTCGTTTATACTACCACTTGTTCCTGGTTCGTTACCAAAAAGGCCGATATTACCAAATAGGTTATCGAAAATTGCCATTTAAACTTTCCTTATTTCCTTATCTGATCCAATGATTCTTGCCAGACTGTGGCTGGCTGTGCTTTGGCAAACATATGAATAGGCAAGTATGAAGCGATATCCCATTCATTTGGCTGTATGGCAAGTATTTTTGACTGGATTTGACCATACAAATACTTTTTAAGACAAGGCCGAAACTCTTTAAACCGCTTGGAGGCGCCAAGAATCTCGTAGGTGACTCTCATCTTCTTAATATCATCTTTCCTGTCAAGGACAGCGAAATCCATCAGTTTTCCCAGGAATGCCAGTCTATACTGTAATGGTAGGTAATGTAGGTTTAAACCTAAAATACCATCCGAATACTTCTCCAATACCAATACCAAAGGGAACTTATCATAATAAGGTAAATCATTTTTGCCGATTGGACTATAATAGAAAAAATATAGTCCACCTAAACCAAAACTATTCTTTTGTCTAAATTCTTCACGGTTAATACTTGATCGAATGGTTGATGGATTTCCTAAATCTGAAATTTTTGATTTCAACCATTTCATCGAATCTCTCGACATCGTTTGAATTTCATCAGACGATTTCTGTTTTGCGAGTGTTGTAAGTTTAGATGCCATCTGAGTATTTAGTTGATTCCCAGATGTTCTTCTGTTAGAATCTTGAACTCCCAGCCACGATCCAAACAAAACTCAGTCGCTGCTTTCCACTTGGCTTGATTAACACCCCATGTGGCCACCTCATTAATGTATTGCTTGGTGATTCTTTTTCTCTGTTCTGGTTTCTCTGTTTGTTTTTTTGGTTTGACTTCTAATATCATTGTTTTTACTGCACCATCACGTGTTTTAACTTTGACCAAAAAATCAGGAAAGTAACGGTGCCTTCTACCGTCTACAGGAGATATATAAGGAATAATGAGTTCTTCAGAAGCCCAAGAAACAATGTTATCGTTTCTATCAAGCCAAGACATTACCTTACATTCCCATGAGGACCTGTAAATGATGTTATTTGCATCCCCAACATACTTTTGGGGGTTTTTAGGTGTAAATCGTCCAGAATATGCCATAAATAATATGTATAACTTTTTTTAGAGGAATCAATGGCTATCTTATCCATTCCAACATCTATAGCTGGTGTATCGATACCATCAGGTCTATTTAACCCAAATAGTCCACTAGCTTTGCTGTATGGAGGTCTTGGAGTTCAAACATATAAGTATCCTTCAGATTTAGCAACAAGTCCATCAAAATCTCATTACGTTCAGTTTTCAATATCTGAAATCATACCAGCACACTATGCTGGTGGTGGCCAAGTTCCCCTTAACGAAGAATTGATTGAAGGTGAATCTGTTGGTTTACCTGGATTTGGTGGTTTGGTGAAAGAAGTTGAATCCATGAGTGGCGAACAGAGCACTTGGACAGAATCCAGCACAGGTTTATACGAATTAACTGAAGAATCTGGTGGCGGTGGTTTTTTCTCGGAAGTTATAACAAAAGGATTAAAAGTAACTCCTACACGAACAAAACCAAAAGCTTTCGTATCTCTGTATATGCCAGATACAATGAATGCACAATATAATTCAACATATGATGAATTAAGATTAACTGATTTGGGTTCATCAATTAACAACCTTAGAACTCTTGATCAATTGGCACAAAGGCGTTCACAAATTGGTGGTTCAGTTATGGATGCATACAATAGTGCTGGTGGCGGTGTATCAGGTATTATGAGTGGTTTAAAACAAGTAGGTAACATTGTATCTACTGATCCTGCTGCCATCTCTTTAATCACTAAAGGTGTTCTTGGTCGTATTCCTGGTGTTAACGGTGGTGCCTTAGAAGATGTTATGTTAAAAGGCCAAGGATATGCAATCAATCCACAGTTACAAATGATTTATCGTGGTATTGGTTTAAGAAGTTTTCAATTATCATTTGTATTCACACCAAACTCTCAAGGTGAAGCAAACGAAGTAAACTATATTGTTAATCTATTTAAATATCATTTTGCACCAACATTAATCTCAGCAAAAGAAGTTTCTTCAGATTCAATGTATTTGGTACCACCTTCAATCTTTAACGTTGAGTTTATGATTGACGGCAAAGAAAATCCATTTTTGCCAAAATATGGAACCTGCGTGTTAACGGATATCGATATCAATTTTGCACCAAATGGTTGGGCTGCATATGATGATGGTGCACCAATACAAACTACACTAACCATGACATTTAAAGAAACAGAAATACTCGACAAACTCAAAATACAAAAAGGTTACTATGGTGTCGAAGGAGGTTTACGTTAATGTTATATTTCGAAAATTTTCCAAAAGTAGCATCAAGTGACTACAAAAACAATGCAGTATTAGCCACAAACCTAATGGCTAGAACAACATTCATTCCGTCACTTTTGACTAATCCGTTATTGTTTTATTCTTATGACATACAAGAAGGTGACACACCAGAAATTGTTGCAAGCAAATACTATGGAGATGTTAATAGACATTGGTTGGTATTATATGCCAATCAGATTATTGATCCACAATGGCAATGGCCTCTGACATCACAACAATTAAAAATATACATTGAAGATAAGTATGCAGCCGAAGCAGAAGAAGCCAATGTGCCAAGCGTTATATCTTATGCACAACAGACAGTAAAACATTATCAGAAAATATTTGGTACGAATAATAGTGAAGGTGGTAGAACTTCTAGAACAATGATTATTGACGAATCAGAATATAATTCAACAATACCAGAAACAATAACACAGAATTTTGCAAACGGTACTGTTGTTCAAAGAAGTATAGCCATAAAAGCTTTGAGCATCTATGATTATGAAGTTGAACTAAATGAGAGAAAAAGAAAAATATATTTGGTCAATAACATTTATGCCTCACAAATAGAAAACCAATTTAAAGAGTTGATGAGTCGATAAAACATGGCAGGTATTCTATATCCTAAGGACTATGCTCTAGTCAATTTGATGTTGGTCAATTCCGTGCAAAACATGGATTTGAAGAACATTATGGTTGAACTATCATATCATGAAGATATATTTAATAATACAGCTTCAGGTTATGTGATGGTTGCAGATTCTATGGGTTATATTGAATTATTAAGTATGAATGGTACAGAGTTTTTAAAAATGACTTTTGCTAAAATTAATGGTATGGCAGAAGTTGATAAAACATTCCGTGTATACAAAGTTGACAAGAGAAAACTTGAAAATAACATGTATACTGAATCATACTGTTTATATTTTTGTTCTGAAGAAATGTTATTGTCTGAGCAATACAAAATTTGCAAATCATACCCACAGTCTACCATATCTGATAATGTATATGACATATTAAGTAATGAATTAGGTGTACCAGATGACAAGATGGAGATAGATGAAACATATGGTGTATATGATTTCAATATACCGACAATCAAACCATTTGATGCAATCAATTGGATGTCGAACTATGCTCGACCATCTTCAGGTGTACCTGGTGCTGACATGGTATTTTTTGAAAACAAATATGGTTTTAATTTTAAGTCATTACAAAAGTTGATGACACAACCATCATATTATAATTACAGTTATAATCCAAAAAATACTGATGAACAGAATATGCACAGTAATGTATATAATGTTACCACATATGAGATATTGAATTCATTTGATACATTACACGGAATAAATTCAGGAATATTTGCAAATCATTTATTATCAATCGATGTTTTAACACGAAGATTAAAGACAACAGAGTTTGATTATAAATCATATGATAAAAGATCAAAATCTTTAAACAGAGCACCAGTTGTTAATGACTATTCAAATCGATATGGTGATAGTTTAACAGATACATCTAGAGCTGTATACAAATTAACATTTTCAAATTTTAACCAAAAAATTGTAGAATACATAGAAAATAATGGTAGAGATCCTGAAGATGAAGAAGTTGAAGGTGGTACAGTAGAGGGACCAGCAACAGCAGCCGATATATTTGCTGAAACTTTTATACCTCACAGAACGGCACAGTTGTCATTGACTAATTATATTCGAATAAAGATATCGGTGCCTGGAGATCCGGCATTGACAGTTGGTCAGACTTTAAACTTTTCTTTACTGTCTTTAACACCAGAATCTAAGAAGGCAGATTCTTATTATTCAGGTAAATATTTAATTACAGCAGTGCGTCATATGATTACGATGAATGAATATAAAACAGTATTGGAACTGGCCAAAGATAGTGTACCTACAAAGTATGCTGCCTCGGCTGGATTTACAGGATAAATGAGATGTCAAAAACAGTTAATAATTTTGCTGGATTAAATGGTTTTATTTGGTGGGTTGGTGCTGTAGAGAACCGAGTTGATCCATTAGGTTTAGGTCGGTGTCAAGTAAGAATATTTGGTTGGTATGGTAAAGAAATACCAACAAAGAATTTACCTTGGGCTCAAGCAGTATACCCAATCAATCATTCAAAACATTTTTCAGCACCAATGTTGGGTGATTGGGTTTTAGGATTTTTTCTAGATGGTGAGAGTGGCCAACATCCTTGTATGCTAGGCGTTATGCCTGGAATTTGGCAAGATCCAGATAGTTACAAGTTTGAACAGTCTGAAGAACCTGATATGACGGATAAAGAGAAAGATCAATTTGCTGATCCTGAGGAATTAGAAGGAACAGATCCAAATGATAATACATCTGTTTATAATGCAGAACCAACAGACACACCTGAAGAACCAGAAGAATAAAAGGAGATGAGATGCCAGTATTAGCAGAAATTGAATATGATGAAAGTAAATACAATAGTGTCGTAGAAACTAATCCGCCAAGGCCATTGGTAGTTGGTGATCGTATGAATGTTCCTGGTCGTCCAACAACACCAGAATTATCTAGAGGTCATCGAAACGGCACGATTGTTTCTTTTACAAATTATCACACCGTTGCAATTGATGATCCTAAAGTTACACTACCGTATTATGTAAGAACACAACACACATCTATCAGAAACTCAAATCGAACAAAAAGAGATAGAACAGAAAATGAACAATTGAATGAATCAAAAAGTGGAGCTATTAAAACACAGTTAAGTGAAGCAATTAAATGGGTAAGAGCTAAATTAAAATTAATAAATAGTTTGTTAAAAACAATTGATAATTTCTTTAAAATGTTGGCGTTAGTTGTTATGAAAATTAATCAATTGATAGCATTTATAAAAGCACTGCCTGTCACCATTGTTTTACTCATGGCAAAAATTTTAGCTAAATTGATCTCTGCTGGTAAATCTGCTGCATCTGCATCATTAAGTAAAGTTGGTGGTAGTGGTTCAAACAAAAGTTCTGGTTCTGAGTTTGGTGGTCTGTTGAAAGAAACAAAAAGAACTCTGACTAGTGCAGCATCGGTAGCCAGTAGTGCTTTATTATTAGGTACAAGTGTTGCTGTATTGGCATCGACATTTTCCGGATCAGCTCCGTCAAGTAAAAAGAAAGCTAAGAAAATACTATAAGGTAAATTATGGCAGAACAAGCGAATAATAGTAGTATTTGGTATACACAGTATGATGTAAGACCAGGAAAATATCCGTATGTGAACATGACACAAACGGAATCTGGCCACATACAAATGATGGATGATACACCAGATAACGAAAGAATTCGAACTCAACACAGAACAGGAACATTCTACGAAATGTTACCTGATGGTTCTACTGAACATATTGTTTTGGGAGATGGATTTTCTGTATATTTGAGAGATAGAAATATTGTTATTAAAGGTACCTGCAACATAGAAATTCACGGTGATTCTAAACTTCATGTGGTTGGTGATTGTTATTCACAAGTTGATGGTAAGTTATATTCACAAGTTGGTGGTGATGTTAAAATTAACTCAGATGGAAATATTGATATTGTTGCTGCAAAAGAAATTAAAATAGATGCAGGCGGTGAAAACGGAGATATCACGTTCTCTTGTGAAAACGCTTTGACAATTAAAGGTGATTTGGCCGTTTCTGGTAGTATAACAAGTGGTGGTTCTGTTAATGCAACAACTAACCTAACTTGTGGTTATAAAGTATTCTCACAAGGCGGAATAGATTCAATAGGTGGTGTAAATGTGGGATTTACCGTACCTGGTTATGAAAACCCAGCCGGCAAAGTTGTTGCAAATGATTCAGTATTATCTCCAATGGTAACAGGAACAAATACGGTCGAAGGTGGTGTAGTAAAAGATTCAATGGGTTCAATGCAATCAACCCGAGCAAAATTTAACGGACACAACCACAGTTCACCAAAAGGAGCAACATCCGGTCCACTACAAAGAATGCCATAGTAAATGACATCATTATTTGATAGACTACAATTTAATTTTGACCAAACAAAATTTGGTAGTAATCTCAATTTGCCTGAGGAATCACTAAACACATTAGAATCGATGGCTACTGACGTTGAATTGTCGGATTGGCAATTAAATGATTTGGCTAATAATAATGTTGTTACTACAAATTATTTTGTTAACCCTATAGCAAATGTATGTAATAACATTTCTGCAAACGTTTCAAATTTAATTTCAACAATATATACGATTCCTTTTCCTAATCAAGACGTAGTAAATTTGTTAACTTCATCGTTAAATTGTATTATTCAATTAGACAGATTTAAATCTCATACGGACAATATATCTGGTATTTCAGAAACTACCGGATCACAAACAATACCAACATATCTGACGGCTATTGATACAGGACAAGTATTATTAACAATATTAAACAAAACTGATGGTATTGCAAATAGTTTACCAGCTATGGGATCATTTACAAGTTTGTTTATTCTTGATGAGTTATTATCTAACAATATTACAATTGGAGCAAATTGCAATTATTTTATTGGTTCTGCAAATGGGTTTATTTCTTCAACATCACTAACAGCAGATTTAACATCAATAACATCGGACACAATAACAATAACATCTGATTCTGGAGGTTTGTCTATCTCAGAAATAAATACAATTAAAAATGAAATAGACAATTTCAATACTTTTCTTTATGATAGATGGACACATGATTGGACATTTTACGAAAACTCCAATAAATTAATTGATGACTACACAAAAATAACAAATTTAAGCAATATCGGAACAACACAAAAGTATTTAATTGATAATTACATAGGCACCGAAAAAATTAAGACTGATATTGCCAACAACAATGTTGTGATACCAGTAACGGAACCACCAGTGGTCGTTCCACCGCCTTCATATTATGAATATTTTAATCAATTTTAACGACATAAATATTAAATGGCAACAATTAAAAAACTATATTCCGATTTGGATTTGACCTTTAGAAGGTTACCCGTATCCAATGACGTAGCTTTAAGTTATGATGAACAAGCAGTCATTCGTTCAGTCAGAAATCTATTGTTAACCAATTTTTATGAAAGATTGTTTCAACCAACTCTAGGGTCAAATATTGACACGCTTTTGTTTGAACCAATTACAGTTTTAACTGCTGGTTTAATCAAAGCAGAAATTCGAAACGTTATTAATAACTTTGAACCAAGAGTTTCCATACAAGACATTGTTGTGGATCCTGCACCAGATAAGAATGCTTTTAAAGTTACTTTAAGTTTTTTCATAGGAAACAATACTTTGCCAACAGCATTTAATTTACTTCTTGAAAGGTCAAGATAATGGCAACAGCCAATTCTAACATAAAAGTTGCTGATTTAGATTTCAGTAACATCAAAAGAAACTTCATACAGTTTCTTCAATCACAAGATACACTCAAAGACTATAACTTTGAGGGTTCAACGATGTCTGTTCTTTTAGATGTTCTGGCATACAATACACATTACAATTCGTTCTATCTGAACATGGTTGCCAATGAAATGTTCTTAGATAGTGCTTTACAAAGAGGTTCTGTAGTTTCTCACGCCAAACTATTAAACTATGTACCAAGATCGTCCATTGCACCAACAGCCACCGTTAATATAACTTTCAATGGTGTTGCTAATAGTTCTTTTACTTTGCCAAAATTTACGAATTTCTTATCCGAAGCCATCAACGGTGTAAACTATAATTTTGTTACAACCGATGCATCAACTGTGCCTGTATCAGGTAATACCGCAACATTTACAAATGTTCAATTGAAACAAGGAGTGCCTATTACAAGACGATACACCGTAAACAGCACAACAAATCCTAAGAAAAAGTTTGAAATAACCAATACTTTAATTGACACCACAACATTAAAGGTGATGGTTCAAGAAAATAGTGGTAATACTGCTTATGATGTGTATCAACCAGCTGAAAACTATCTAACACTCGATAAAGAATCAAAAGTTTATTTTTTACAAGAGTTAAACAATGGAAACTATGAAATATCTTTTGGTGATGATATTTTAGGAAAAGAACTAAGTGATGGTAATATTGTTACTGCATCATACATTGTAACAGATGGTGGTAAGGCTTCTGGTGCAAATAACTTCTTGTTGATGGATCGAGTACCTGGTTATACATCATTGTCAATACAGCCAAGAGTAAAAGCATCTCAAGGATCGTCTAAAGAAACTATAGAATCAATTAAATATCAGGCAGTCAAATCATATTCTGCACAAAACAGAGCCGTTTCTAAAAATGATTATATCTCTGCCATTCAACAAAACAATTTAGGGTTTTCTTTTGATGCCGTTAACGTATGGGGTGGAGAAGAAAATGATCCACCAGTTTATGGCCAAGTATTCATTTCATTGAAACCAACAGGTGGTTATAGTTTAACACAGGTACAAAAACAAAGAATTGCTGAAGATGTTATTAAACCAGTTAGTGTTTTAACTGTTACACCAACAATTGTTGATCCTGATTACACATATATTAAATTAGATGTCAATGTGTATTATGATCCAACAAAAACATCTTTGTCTGCTTCAGAAATGCAGGTTGGTATTAAAAATGCCATAGCGGCTTTTGGTAGAAGGACTTTGAATACATTCAATTCAACATTTAGTAGTTATGATTTATTAAATACAATTCAAACATTCAATAACTCTGTTATAACCAGTGATTACAAAATAAAGCTACAGAAAAAGTTTTATCCAAATCTCTCGACACCAACAACATATAAACTTTATTATAATGTACCTTTACAAAAAGGATTATTTCAGTCTGGCACAAGTAGTTCACCAACTCTACAATATCTAGATCCAACCAATCCACAGAGAACAATTAACAACGTATACATTGATGAAGTTCCTGTTGCAACTTTTGGTGTTGAATCGATCTCCGTTATTAATCCTGGATATGGTTATCAATATGCACCAAAGATCGATATTCTTGGTGATGGATCAGGAGCAACAGCAATGGCTGTGATGAGCAGTGGAAGTATAAAAAATGTTGTTATTACAAATGCTGGTAATAATTATACAAGTGCAATTGCGACAGTAACTCCACAACCAGGAGATACAACAGGTCAATTGGGTTCTTTGGTTGTTAATCTTGAAGGAAAATATGGAACATTAAGAACATATTATAACAACAATAATAACGCCAAAACTGTTTTAGATGATAACATTGGTAACATAGAATATGATAAAGGTATTATAACTTTGGATGCTTTTAAACCTGTTAGTGTTAATAATGAATTTGGTTTATTAACAGTTACAGCAACACCAACCGTTTCAACAATCTCATCTTCTTACAATAGAATTATTACGATTGATGAATATGATTCAAACGCCATTACTGTTAATGTTATACCTAGAACCAACTTTTAATGATTCCAGATAACACAAAAACTTCTCTTTTAATACCTTATCAGCTTCCCGCTTATATTCGGGACGATCCTGCTTATGCAAATTTTATATTGTTTCTACAGGCATATTATGAATGGATGGAACAAGAAGGTCAGGTGACCAACCGAGCAAAGAATATATTAAATTACACAGATGTTGATAATACTACAACGGAGTTTATTGATTACTTTGTAAATGACTTTTTACCTTTCTTTCCTAAAGATATATTGATTGACAAGGCAAGAGCAATAAAATATGCCAAACAATTCTATCAAGCTAAAGGCACTCCAGCATCGTATAAGTTTTTATTTAAAATATTATATAACTCCGATTTCGATGTATTCTATACAAAAGAATCTGTATTAAGAGCTTCAGCCGGTACTTGGTATATTGCAAAAAGCCTTAAACTGGCTTCATTAGATGACAATCTATTAAACATAAAACAGTATCGTTTGTTGGGTGAAAATTCAAAATCGATTGCAACAGTAGAAAATTCTATTGTTTCTGGAAATAAGACAGAAGTATTTTTGTCCAATATTCAACGCTTGTTTGAATCTGGTGAATTTGTTCGTGTAGTTGATGCAAATAATCAAGATGTTTTATTTAATGGTCAACCGCTCAGAGCAAAAATTGTTGGTCAAATTAGTAGTATAGTAATTAATCCAAATGCTCGTGGTTTATACTATCAACCAGGAGATCCTGTAGTTGTTTATGGTGGATTAAATGAAGATGTTCCGTTTCCTATTGGAGCCAATGCAGAAGTAGAAACTGTTACAACAGGTCAAATTCAATCAATTAATGTGATTGATGGTGGATTTGGTTACAGTTTAGAATCTCCAATCATCATTACACCAGATAAAGGTGCTATAGCCTCTGTTGCTTCTCTTGATCCAACCAAAGCTTCACAAGTTTTAATTGCTAACAATGCAATTGCAACCAAATCTGGTATACAAATTGGTGTTTCAAATTATGGATTTAAAAGTTACACGACCAATTTATATTCAACCATCTATAGTTCTTTAGATTTCGAAACAGTAACAGTAGCACCTATTTCTTCAGTTCTGGTTATTAATGGTGGTGGAGGTTTTTCTTCACCGCCAGACATCACTACAAAAGCTTTGTATCTCACAAACAATGATGACGAGATTGAAGCAAACAACTATAGTGATCTGAAGTTTTTAGGTATTCTTGGTCCAATGGCCATTCAAAATGCTGGTACAGGATATCAAGCAAATGACACAATTGTTTTCTCTGGTGGATCAGGATATGGAGCATACGCAAATGTTATTACTGTAAGTGCTAACGGAGCTATTACAAACGTTGCCTATGTTTACGGCGACCAACTTTATCCAAAAGGTGGTCTTGGATATAAGTTATCTGCATTACCAACATTATCTGTTGTATCTGCTAATGCAAATGCCTCAAATGCTTTGATTACTGTTTCTGGTGTTTTAGGTGAAGGTGCTGAATTTGAAGCAAACACAACAAGTATTGGTGCTGTGTCAAAAATTAAATTGAATAGTAACGGTGAAGATTATGTTTCGACACCGATTATTTCGTTAAAGGTTCAAGATATTGCCGTATCGAATTTAAGTATTTTAAATATTCCACAGAAAGGCGATATAGCTTTTCAAGGTAGTAACGTAAATGTGGCCACTTATTCGGCAACAGTCGAATCGGTTTCTTTATTGGCACCAGATGTAAACCCAGCAAATACAGTATATAATTTGCGTGTCTTTAATTACACCGGTCGATTGAACACCAATCTAACAATTAAGTGTAGTGGCCATATGAGCATGGAAGTTGAAAATATCAACCTTAAAATGGCCAATCAGGCCTACGGTGGTCTGTATAATTCAAGTGGTATTAAAACATACGGTGATGGACGTGCACGTGCCAATACCAGATTCTTAAACGGTCTTGTTTTCAGTCAAGGTCAATATCTCGATAAAAAAGGTCAGTTAAGCTCTTTTGACGTTCTACAAAGTGAAAACTTTAACAATTACACCTATCAGATAACTGTCGAGAAAGAGATAGCCAAATACAGAGAAACTCTGTTGGGACTTCTACATCCAGCCGGTATGAAGGTATTGGGTAGATATGCTCTTAGAGCCAATTCAAACTTCACCGTCACAGAAGAAACGTTATTATTTACTGGCCGACCAATCATTAACTACACCGGTGAGTTGTCTTTAGCTACAATTACCACAGATTTCGATACAACCAGTAACAATATGGTCGTATTTGAAGATTTGGCTGGTGCCAATATTGCACAATTCATATTCTCTACTGGTGACGATTTCTCTGTAAAATCGAATTCTATCGTAGAATTGACTCCAACTAATGGTCCAAACGTTCGGTCAGAAGTAATTCATGTCGATTACACCTCTAACACAGTCTACCTCAAAGACAATGTTTTACTGACTTACGCAAATGTTGCCTTTGTTTCAGGAAATGTCAATTCGAACACGATAAATATAGAGACCTTGACTGGTTCATACGATTTTGTCAATAATGGCAACTATAGTAATACACAAAATAAATTAGAAGATATTGTATTTGTTGGTGATACGATACGAATAAGTAATGCCAATAATGATACATTTGTGGTCGATGCAGTCAATTACGCAAATGGTGTAATTACTTTAGATGGTACACTTACTGCCAACGCCAATAATGTCTTACTGGCAGTTAATAGAACTTTATCGACCAGAGCAATACGAATATTTGGACCTGTTGGAATTCAGTTCTATCCAGAACTTACAACAGAAGATGGACGATCTTTAATAACGGAAGATGAGAGATTAATCATACTAGGATAACAAATGTCAACAGTAAAAATATCACAATTACCTTTTATAACTGAATTAAACGCCAATACAGAAAAAACTCTGATCGCTGGTGTTGATCTGGTTTCTGGTTTAACGGGTAAAATTTCAGTTCGAACTTTGGCAGAAGGTCTTTATTCTAATGATGTTTTAAATGTAGGTTCAAATCCAATTATATTAGAAAACGTTGTAGCTCAATTTACTGATTCCAGCAGTGAATATATTCAAATTAACTTACAGAATTTTGACGGTGTTGGTTCTAGTGATTTTGTAGCATCTGCCAATAATAGTGACGGATCAAACAATTACATCGACATGGGTATCAATGGACCAGGTTTCAATGATCCTGATTATTCTTCGATGTTACCCTATGATGGTTATGTTTACTCTCATGGTCCTTCAAATAGTGATTACCGTGGTAATTTAGTTATTGGTACCGCTTCATCAAATGCAAATGTTATTTTGATTGCTGGTGGCACACGTTCTAATAATATTGTTGGTCAATTTAATGCCAACAAGTTTAATTTCTTTAATCAAGTAGATATTACTGATGATCTTGTTGTTACTGGTAATGTTTATGTTGATAACATTATCTTTGGTGATAACTCAATACAAGAAACATCACTCACAAATCGTCTTGATGCTGCTTTCTTAAAAGCCAATAACGCTTTGGCAAATGTGGCAAACGCAACATTTGGTTTTAGTTTAACAAGCCCACAAACAATTACAGCCAATATTCTTACTGCCGTTCATCGATTAGGTTTTTCTGCAAACGGTTTAATTAGAACCGAAACTGGTACAGGCAACTTCAAAAATCTTTCACTCTTAACTGGTGATGAAGTCAGCACAGGCAATAGTGGTTCAATCAATATTACAACAGGTTCAGGTGGTGCAGTTAGTGGATATGGTGGTGATATTACTATAGCTCCTGGTACTGGTAATTCTGGTTACGGAAAAGTTAATATCAATGTTGCAAGTAATCTCTGGACATTCAATACAAACGGCAGTTTAAAATTCCCAGATAACACAACACAAATTACTGCATCAGCTCCGTTCTCATACTCAACAGCATCTTATGGTCATGCAAACGCAGCTCATATACAGGCAAATTCAGCTTTTATACATGCCAATAATGCATATGAACATGCAAACGTAGGCTTTGATGAAGCCAATGCAGCTTATGCTTTAGCCAATAACGCATATTATGTTGCCAATAATGCACTTGCAAATACAACAGGTACATTTGCTGGTGATTTAACTATTACAGGTAATGTTTTAACTCAAGGTACAATTTCACTAAACAATTCAACTTTTGCAACCGATACAGCTTTTGTGAGAATTACCGCTAGTGATGGTTTTGCAACCGTGCCTCCATCTAATACAAATTATATGCTTCACATTACAGGTAAAGCAAACTCGGTAACCCGTGTCGTATTAGATTCGTTTGGTGTGGGTGCAAATGGTTATCCATTACTGTCTGGCCGTCATGGTCGTGGTTCTGCAGCTTTACCTACAGCCACAGGTAACAATGATGTTTTACTTCGTTTTGCTGGTAATGGTTATACTGGCACACAATTTCCATCATCCAGTCCATCAAAGATTGATATGGTGGCTGCTGAGAATTTTAGTGATACAAATCGTGGTACTCGTATTGAATTTTGGAATACACCGACAGGTTCAAATACAATACAAAAAATTGCCTCGTTCAATGCTGATACTGTTGAATTTACTGGCACAGTTCAACCAGACAAAGGATTCATTTATGTACCAACAATTTATGAAGGTGATCAGACAGCTATTACAATTAACTTCTCAACAACATCATTAATTAGAGCCACACTTACCGCAGATTTAACATTTACTCTTTCTAATTTTGTTTACGGTAAAGTTGTTGAGGTTTGGTTAACAAATACTGGCGGCACACAAAGAACAGTTACACATGGTTGTTCAGCACTAAATTCAACCATAAACTCTACAACGTTTACCATGCCAGCAACAAGTTCTGCTTACCTAAGATACTTTAGCATTGATGGCGATTTAGCAAATACTTTTGTTACTGTTCAACACGCTTAATAAATAAATCATGGCCAATAAAACACTATTAACAACTTTTGCTAAACAATTTTCGGTTGAACAATTTTATTTTTCACCGGTGACAGTTGTTCCACCTTATTTGAATATTCCTTTAGCATCGTTGTATTGTTTTCTTTCTAAAGTGGATCCTTGGGACGATGAAGATAATCCTCCAGTTCCACAACAAGATCAAAGATACATCAAACAAACATTCAAAAATATGTTTGTTGCTAAAAAAATAACTGCAAATGATATATCTCCTGTAGTACCAAGAGTTGATTGGGAATCAGGTGTGGTATATGATTATTATCAAGATAATGTTAATATATTTGAAGTAGATGAAAATGGGTTTGCAAACTACAAATTTTATATTCTAAACAAATACGGTCAAATATTTAAGTGTTTATGGAATAACAATGGTGCACCTTCAACAGTAGAACCATTCTTTGAACCTGGTACCTATGGAACAAATAATATTTTCAGAGGTTCTGACAACTATAAATGGAAATACCTTTATACTGTTGATGGTGGACTAAAGATTAAATTTTTAGATAGTAACTGGATTCCTGTACCGGTCGGCACAAAAAATCCAAACCCACTTGATAGTGATGCTGGTTACGGTGATATACCCGCTATCAACATTACAAACTCTGGTTCTGGTTATGATCCATCAAATGCAGCTATCACGGTTGTTATCACTGGTGATGGAACGGGTGCTACAGCATCCGTTGAAATGTCAAACACTTCGATTGCTGATGTAATCATTACAAATCCTGGTACTAATTATACATATGCAAACGTAACAATACAGTCAGCAATTGGAAATGGTGCAACAGCGATTGCATCAGTTTCACCAGTTTCGGGTCATGCTTACGATCCTATTTCAGAACTAGGCTGCACAAAAGTAATGATTTCCGTAGAATTTAATGCTGATGAAAACGGTGCCATACCAATCGATATCGATTATCACCAGTTAGGTATAATTGTAAATCCAACGACAAGACAATTATCACCAAATCCAGCAAACGGACAAATATATAAAACTACCACAGATTTAGTTCTTGCTGCTGGTCAAGGATTATATACCAACGATGAGATAGTTTATCAAGGCACTTCTTTAGAAGAAGCTTATTTTACTGGTCGAGTTCTTAGTTTTGACTCAGGATCCAATACATTAAAGCTGATAAATACAGAAGGAACATTAGCCTATAACGATTCGGTCCACGGATCAGTATCAGGCACAGTTAGAACTCTATTAACATACAGTATACCAAATTTTGTACCAATGTCTGGTTATATGGCATTCATTGAAAACAGAACAGGAATTACAAGAAGTGAAGATGGTATCGAACAATTTAAGATTGTATTAGGCTACTAAAGGAAAAAAATGGCTTTAAATTTCAACGTTGACCCTTACTATGATGATTTCGATGATACTAAAAATTTCCATCGGATTCTTTTCAGGCCTGGTTATGCAGTTCAAGCCAGAGAACTAACTCAATCTCAAACAATATTACAAGACCAAATCTCTAAATTTGGTGCTGGAATCTATGTTGATGGTTCTAAAGTTACTGGTGGTAACATCTTCGTTGATACAAACATTATTACTTGTAAATTAACTTCTGACACCACACCAGAAGATATTTTAAATTATGTTGGTTATTATGCTGTAGGTATGACTTCAAAATTAGTAACCAGGGTCGTTTCGGTTGACGATATTAATCTTTACATTCGAACAAAATCAATTAACACCAATAATAACAAAGCCTTTTCATCTGGCGAAACAATTAATTTCTTTGATTCAAAGAGTGATGCTCTTAACTCTGTTATGGGTTATGAAATTGTTCCAACATATACAGCAACAGCTATTACAGAAACAAATTTTACACGATTTGTTTCGGGCACATTTTTATCCAAAGATTTAACGATTTCTTCTGCTAGTTTAAGTATTGGTGATAACATTGTTTTATCATCAATTGGCCTAAATGCTTATGTTACAGCCATTACAGGTGTTAATTCGATTACTATCAATACACCATTAACACAAGACTTAAGCAATGCGACCGTAACTGTATACAAGAAGGCTTCAGTTCGTGCATTAGAAGTTTCTGTTGATGATGGTGTTTGGTTTACGAATGGTTATTTTGTTCGTTATGTTGCTAACAGTATTATTCCTGATCAATTAAATGCTTTTCCGTCTGTTGTAGTTGGTTTTGAAGTTACAGAAGAAATTGTTGATGAATTTACTGATTCTTCTTTGTTAGATCCAGCGATTGGTGCATCCAACTATCAAGCACCTGGTGCCGCTCGTTACAAAATATCTCTTGATTTGGTCTATAAGCCATATGTCAGCACACAAGAAGTTACCAATTTAACCACAAACAAATTTATTGAATTGGTTCGAATCAATGCTGGTATTGTAGAATCAATTAATGATACACCAATATTCTCAGAAGTTCAAAAATCGATTGCTCGTGGTATCTACGATCAATCTGGTGACTTCTTTGTAAATCCATTTACGTTATCAATTCAAGATTATTTCCAAGATGCTAATGTTATGCCTGCTGCTATTTCAACCGGTAAAGCCTATATCAATGGTTTCCGTGTTGAAAAAATTGCACCAACACAATACTCTTTAGAAAAAGCAAGAGATACAGAAGGACTAACAGATCAAAATATTTCCACTTATTATGGAAACTATACTTTAATTAAAAACATTAGAGGATCAATTATCAATTTTCAACAAGGTGTTCAAGTTGAATTACACAATGCTGCTTTTGGTGCAGCAACTTCTGCAACAAAGATTGGTACTGCTCGTATTCGTAACTTTGATTATTCAAGTGATACTGGCCAAAATTCACAATACAAAGCATTTTTGTTCAATGTTGGTCTGAACAGTAATCCATTCTCAAATGTTCGTTCCATGATTATTCCTGGAACCTCAAATAATTATACAAGTGTTGTTTTTTCAGCGAATACTATTTCTCCATACACATTGGTGGATAGTAATTATAATTCATTAATATTTGCTCTACCACAAAACAATATTGCAAATGTAAACAATGTTAATTACGAAACTCGTAGATTCTTTACTGCTCCAACATTCGTAAATGGTTCTTATACCATTAATACAAATGGTAGTAATGAGGACTTTGTTGGTGGTTCTGGTTCAATTTCTGCCGCTCAACGCCAATTAAACTTTGCCGTTGTTACCACTTCTTCTGGTGGCAGTTATGCAGCTGGTACTTTTATACCAATGGATCAAGCCAACGTCAGTATCAGTATAACAAACTCTGGGGCCGCTGCAGGACAGGCGACCATTAACATTGGTGGAGGCTTTGACGGTTCTGCTACGATCTATGCTACCATCAGCGTGGTTGGTGATTCCATCAAGAATAAAGTTATTCAATACGATACCGCAGTTCAAGTTTCGGCAAATACAATTGGTACACCAATTAGTTTAGGTATTGCAGACATCTACAATTTTAAAGGTGTTTATGAATTAGGCAATACTTCCACCTATCTTGGTAACTGGTCTCAATATTCCACATATGATGTTGATGTAGCCGTTGTCTATGAAAGTAACGTTTATATTTCTTTGACTAGTAGCAACGTAAATCAAAATCCAGAAACAGCAAATGCCTACTGGTCACAAGTCACTAACAATATCAATCAATATTATTTAAATGATGGCCAAAAAGATGCTTTTTATGATCATGGTACAATTACAAACTTAACAGGATCAGCACAAGGTAATGTTGTAGTTGTATTTGATCACTTCACACACTCTGGTGGTACAGGTTTCTTTACAGTAGATTCTTATCCTGTAGATTACGCTGATATTCCTTCATTTACATCTCCTCAATATGGCACAACATATAATTTACGAGATGTAATCGATTTTAGGCCTCGTAGAGAAGATGGAGTAGGTACATCAACATTCAGCACATATCAAGTACCTGCACCATACGAAAATATTTACACAGATTACAATTACTATCTTGGCCGTAAAGATAAGATTGTTTTATACCCAACTGGCGTATTTAAAACATTACGTGGTGTAAGTTCTTATATCAATCCTGTTGCACCTGCTGATATACCTGGTGCACTCACATTGTTTACATTAGAATTCCCACCATATACATTTAGTAGCAACACAGTTATTAACACACCTACCACGCTTAGAAGGTATACAATGCGTGATATTGGTGTTTTAGATAAACGTATTGGTAACTTAGAATACTATACTTCACTATCATTACTTGAAAAAGAAGTAACTGGTTCAGACGTTACTGATGCAAGTAATGAAAATATATTGTTTAAAAATGGATTCTTAGTTGATGGATTTACAAGTCACGTTGTTGGTGATGCATCAAATCCAGATTATAAAGCTTCTATTGATACATTTGAAAAATGTTTAAGACCAACATTTAGTGCAAACGTAGCCAACTATGTAACAAATCCAACACAAGGTGCATTTAAATTAACTGCTGGTAAACAAAACAATTATTTGTTCTTAAAGAACAATATTGTAACATTCTCTTATAATGAAGTGCCTATGGTGTTTCAGAATGTTGCAACACAAATTATTAATGTTAATCCATTTGAATTAAATCGTTTTGTTGGCCATGTGGATTTAACACCTTCAAGTGATGTTTGGTACGATACTAAAACGGTTCCCGTAATTACATATAAAACTGAAGAAACTTCTGCATGGGACAATTTTGTAACAAATGTTGGATTAAATGCTCAAACTTGGCAAGATTGGCAAATTCATTGGGCTGGTAGTTCAACTTATTTAACAAGACAAGTTGAAGAAAAATCAATAATTACTACTGCTGCTGGTTTTAGTGGAGGTTCATACTTCGCTCAACAGACTACTCCAACAACGAGAATGACATCTCAGAGAATGAGTTGGACACAGTTGCCTGGCGTTCAATCTACAACCAGAACAAATCAAGTAGTTTCTAGTGCTATCGTTCCTTATGCTAGAAGTAAACCAGTTCAATTTAACGTTTATGGTATGGCACCAAATTGTAAGTTACATGCGTTTATGAATGGAATCTGTATTGATTCTTATGTCACGCCGGATTACACTTCCACAACTGGTGTACCATTTATTGACATCGTAAGTGGTGGTTCTGGTTTAACTAACGGAAACAATCTGTCAATCATAGAAGTTACGGGTGCAAACACTATTAGTGCAATTGCTCGTGCCAATGTTTCTGGTGGCACAATTACAAGTGTTCGCATGTTACGAAATGGTCGTGGTTACGATTTGACCACTGCAAACGTAGCTTTAACAACAACATCATATGCTGCTGCTCCTGTTTTGAGAATTAGACAATCTGCATTTCCTGGTGCAGAGCTTGTAACTAATATTCACGGTGCAGCTTCTGGTACAATTAACATACCAAATGATGCTCTTGTTCATTTCCCAACAGGACAATTATTGGTTGAGTTTTCAGACAACTTCTTGAATCCTTCTAAGTCACAAACATATGCAAAAGCGATATTCACAGCAAAAGGTTTGTTGCCTGAGAGTGAAGATGTTGTTAGCACAAGACCTCCAATTACAACACCACAAATTCCACCTCCACCACCACCGCCAGTTAAGCCTGTGCCACCTCCAGCACCTCCGGCTCCGCCAGCTGTGGTATTGCCACCACCACCTCCTGCACCAACACCTGGTCCAGGAACTTATGGTATCGCAATTCGGCCGGCTACACAAGTTTACGGTGGTAGCACAACAATCTATGCTTACATAAATTCTGCTGCTGGATCGAACACAACATTTACTGTTCCAATCGTCAGCACAATTCCTGGAATTTCAGACTTTACAGCTAGTGTTACGATACCTACAGGAAGTACCACGGGTCAAACAACATTAAACCTTTCTGGTGCTTCTGGTGGTACAGGTGGTACGCTATCTGGAACATCAACAACACAAAATGGTTACACATTTACTGGTAGCCAAGCAAGCTTCACGATGTATAACCAAGCAACAACATCATCAACTGTGGCTGCTGCAGCTGCATTTGTTGCTGACGCTTATAACAATACATCTTTAAGTTTTGATGATGGTAAAGCATTGATAACATCACAAATACAAACATTGATGACAACAAATGGCGTAACTGCCGCCAATTCTGATTTGTTAATAGATATTACTGACAGTTTTGGTACAGGAACAAGTGCATCTAATGATGGTTTGTATGGTGCTCTCTACTCTGCAACTGGTCAAATACCAACAGGAACACAGATGGCAGCTGCATATCTATATGCTTATCAGTTGGCATTGTCTGGTGATGAAGGTTGGGAAGCAAATACTGTTGTCAAGATTAATGATACGGTTGCACAATATGGTCCAGAAGAATTAGGAACTTTAGCTGGTCAATTTGCTACTGATCCAAGTAATTCTTCTCAGTATTCAACTGCAAAAGGATCTGTTGGTAATTGTGCATTAGACGGTATTGATCCATTATCACAAAACTTCTTTGTTAATCCAATACAATTCCCAAGAGGCGTGTTCATTTCTTCTGTAGACTTACATTTTGCTACAAAAGATGCTGTTTCTCCTGTTAGTGTTCGTATTCGTCCAACAGTCAATGGATATCCTGATGCAGAGATTGACATTCCTGATTCAGTTGTTTATTTGAATCCAGGTAGTGTTACTGTTCCAGATTCAACATTAATATATGAAAGCCTTGGTGAACCAACAACATTTACATTTAGAAATCCAATTTATTTGAAACCTGGTCAATATTCTTTGATGGTTGCAACCGATTCTAAATTTTATAGTGTTTATGCTTCTAAAGTTGGTGAGGTTCAGTTTGGTACTGACACAATAGTTTCACAAGTAACTTATAGTGGAGCATTGTTTAGATCACAGAATGCTTCAACATGGGTTGCTGCACCAAATGAACAGTTGGCATTTAAACTTAATATTTGCGACTTTGCTGGTGGTCGTGCAACATTTGATACAACATCGTTAGCATCTACACCTGCTATTGAATATGATTTGATGAACCTAATGACACAAGATTTAACATTTAGTAATTATGGTTCGATTGGTTATAAGACTTTAACTGTAGATAAAGGAACTTCTGTTCAATCTGGTGAAGTTAATGTTTTTGCTAATGAAGATAATGCTTACGGCACACGACAAATTCAATCGGCCAACGGTAACATTATTATCCGTTCAACAATGGAAAACGTTGATAAATGGACTTCTCCAGTTATCGATTTGGAGCGTTTAAATGCCATATTAGTTAAAAATAATATTACTCCATATGTCAATGAATCGTCCAATACAGCATTAGAACTTTTACCTGGTTTTGGTAACGATGGAAGTGTTGCTAAATATATAACGAAGCGAGTAACACTTAATAATAACTTTGATTCAACTGGATTAACTGTGTTCTTAGATGTAAATCGTAGACCAGGAACTAAGATTGAAGTTTATTATAAAGTTCTAAACTCAAATGATCAAAATAGTTTTGACAATCAACCTTATGTGTTAATGAATCCTAAATTTACAGTAGGTGGTGTTTTACAGTCTACAGGTGTAAACGATTGGACAACTGATACATATCAGGCGTTAGACATTACTTATAATGACGTTACCACTGGTTCTTTATACACAAACTTTAAAGTATTTGCTATTAAGATTGTGATGTATTCAGATAATCCAGCTATCGTTCCTAGAATTAAAAACTTTAGAGCAATTGCCACAGCATAATATGAGATTATACAAAATCGAAGAACACGCCAATTTAGTAAAAGATATGGACAGTAAAGCTGTATTAAATACAAATGTTGCTGCGTTGATGGAATACAAAAAGAAACAAGAGATGCAAAAAGATATTGATTCTTTGAAATCCGACATTGGTGAAATAAAAGATATGTTAAACAAAATGTTTTCAATGTTGGGAAAATAATATTAAACAGGAATTCAAATGGCCAATACAGTTTTTCTATTAAATTTAAATAATACTTTTGAAGATTGGGTATCTGTTACCAACAATCTTGCAAAAGAAAACAATGATTTAGCTGCAAACAACTATATTAAACCAACAGGAACACTTTATTTAAACGATCCAAATTTAGGTTTACAAGTAGCTAATGTGGCTGTGATTGCTGGCCAATTACAAGTTCAAGGAACAGGTTCTTCTGCTTACATACAAAACAATCTCCGTGTTGATCAACAAGTATACTTTACAAATACAACATTAGGTCTCACAAATGCTGGCCCATCTATTTTTAGTGGTTTAATAACAGCAAACAGTTCAAATACAGGTTTGTTAGTTTCAAATAATGCCACAATTAGAGGTTTTGCTAATATTAATAGTGTTATTGCAAATACAGTAACATCATCTGTAATTAATGTTACAACATTAAATAATTCTTATGTAAATGCTTCTTTTTTACATGCTAACGCAGGTTTTAGTAAAGCTAATTCAGCTAATATTCTTGCACAAGCTGCCTTTAATCACGCTAATGGAAGTTATAATCATGCCAATGCAGCTTTTGACTTAGCAAATACAAAATTTGATGCTGATGGTGGTACAGTAGACGGCACCGTATCGATTACTGGTGGTTTAACTGTTGGTGGCAACTTTACCATTAACGGTGTAACGATCACCGACTCAAATACATTTACACTTAGAGCAAATACAGGAACAAATGATGGTCAATCATCTTATTTGGTGATTAACAGAACTTCAGGTATGAATCCAGCGTCAATGAATGCTGAAATTCGTTGGAATGATGCAAATTCATATTGGGACTTACGAGATGTTAATAGTCCTAACACCACAACATACAATCAGATCATCACAACAAAACATGTAGATAATTCTGTATTGTCGACCAATACATTTAACGTAGCCACATCATTTGCTGCAAATACCATATTACGATATGCTGAAGCAGGATATAATGCCACAAATGCTGCGTTTGTTCATGCTAATGCTGCATATAATTATGCAAATACTGTAAATGCGTATGCTCACGGTGCTTATGCTTTTGCAAATACCACAAATGTGACTATAACATTGTATGTAGCAAATACAGAAAGATATGCTCAGAGTTCATATCAACACGCAAATTCTGGTTTCAATCATGCCAATGCAGCTTACCTAACTGCCAATTCTGCACAGTCTAATACCATTATCACTCAAGGTGTTGATGCATGGCAAAATACTCGAATTACTGCTGTGGACACTTACGCCGCCTCTGGTTATTCACAGGCGAATGCAGCAAATCAGTATGCTCATTCAGCATATTCACAAGCTAATGCTACTAATAATATTACATTCTCTGCATACACACATGCTAATGCGGCTTATGTTCATGCTAATGCTTCATTTGCAGCTGCCAATAACGTATTTCCACAAGTTCAGCCTGCCTTTGCTCAGGCTAATGCGGCCACTCTATTAGCACAAGCTGCATTTAACACAGCCAATCTTTCTGTTGGAACAAATGCTACACAAAATACTCGATTGACTGCTGTTGAAACATATTCTACTTCTGGATATGGCCAAGCAAACGTAGCGACCAATTTAGCACAAGCGGCTTTCAATTCTGCCAATGCATCAGCAGCTGCTCTACAAAGTGTTCAATTACGAGCATACAAAGAGTATGTAAATACTGCAACAGTTACAACATCCACTTATGCACTCAATTTAGCAGATTCTAACATCTTTAATATAACATTAGGTGCTAGCACAACACTTTCGTTTACTGGCGCACCAACTTCAGGAAACTTGTTCTCTGTTACATTAATATTAACACAAGATGTTACAGGTGGTAGAGTTGTAACCTTGCCAACCGCTAAATATTCGGATGGAATTGCTCCAGCATTATCGATAGGTGCAAACGCAACGGATGTTCTGACCTATTTTACGTTTGATGGTGGATCAACGTATTTTGGTGCTTTTGCTATGGCTAATGCCTATTAAAATACAAAAAAGGTCTGGACTCTCGGAGCCCCAAAATTAATTTTTTGCGATTCCAAGATTCCAAAAAGCGATTTTAGTTTTTAGTAGTTTTTAATTAATTAAAAGGAGTAATATTAAAATGTCTTTTGTCAAAATTGATGATATTCATTTGTATGCCGGCTTAACCGCTGATGCAGTTGATTGTTATCGTGTCAAGAAATGGATGGACGACAACAACATCAAATTCGTTCATCTTTTTTACACCGATGAGAATCAATGTCAAGAAGTTATCGATACAGTAAATCTTTGGTTTGTAAATCCAGACCAACCAGCTGTTATCACTAAACTTCCTTTTGTTGTTTATTGTGAAGTTGTTGAAGATTTGCCAATTTCTCAATATCCAAGAAAAGTTTTAGTTGGATATGACGAAATTACAAGCAAGTTAAAAGACCTTTACGCAATAGGCAGGTAAAATGCCTGTTGCATTTCGCACACTCAAACAAGGCGTAGTTAGTTCCGGTTCAAGAACGTTTAACACTTCTGGAAGTTTTCAAATTCCTTTAGGTATAACAACAGTTAACCTATCGGGTTTTGGTGCGCAAGGTGTTCAAGGTGCAAGAGGAAACACAGGCCAACCTGGTAATATTGGTAATCAAGGAACTAGTGGAAATCCTGGTTCAAATGGCGTAGGAGGTCCAGGTGGTGTAGGTGGTAATGCGGGTGCATTAGGTGGAACAGGAACACCAGGAACAGCAGGAAATCCAGGTAATGCCGGCACAGGCGGTACAGGTGGTAATGGAGGTGCAGGTGGTGCTGGTGGATCGAGAGGATCAACTTCTACTGCATACATACCAGTTAGTTGGTCTAATAATACAAACTTTACTGTTCAACCTGAAGCTGATGGAGCATCTGAAGTTTCTGGATACATGGCAGGAGGTTATGCAACCGGAAATGGTGGAGGTGGTGGAACTGGTGCACGACACGGATCAATGACTGGAAATATTAGCACTACGGCTCAAGGATCAGGTTCTGGAACAGTTATCTATGCAAAATCTCCCAACTCTAGTGCGCCTTCTCCTGGTACTTACATCAGAGTGCCTGTAATGGGAGGTTATGGAGGTAGTGCAGGAAGTTCTGGTGGCGGAGGTAATCCAGGTAATCCTGGATCGCCAGGTAATCCAGGAACAGCTGGAACTCCAGGAAGTGTGTCAGTTGCTGGTGGACCTGGTGGATCAGCTCCTTCAACTTGGTCAGGCAAAGACGGCACATCTGGTAACACAGGTAGTGCAGGAAATCCAGGTACTGCTGGTGCAAATGGAAATACGGGTAGCACAGGTGCACCAGGAAATTTAACTTATTTCGGTTCAACAAACAATTATACATGGAATGGTGGAGCCGGTGGATTAGGTGGTGCAGGAAGTCCTGGAGGATTAGCAGGACCCGGATCACCAGGAGGCTCAGCTGGTTTAGCTGGTAATCCAGGAAATGCAGGCAATCCAGGCAACGCAGGAAATCCTGGTGCAAATGGAAATGGTGGCTCAGCAGGAAGTGCTGGGTTTGGAAATCCAGGCAACGCAGGAAATACAGGCGGCGGTGGCGGTGGAGGTGGCGGCGGTGCAGCTGCCGTATGGTGGGAACACGGTGATGCTCAGATAGGATCTCCACAACTTCCAACCGGTCAAGGTACAGGAAATGGATTTACAAATTTTCCTAGTTCTGGAAATCCTGGTACAAATTATATTTCTGCAAACTTTGGTGGTGGTTGGAATACTTCAAGATATTATTCCGGAACTGGTAATGCTCGAACAGGAACTCCAGGCATAGCCAACAATCCTGGTTATGGCACAGGAGGAACTTCAGGTACGTCAAATTTTTCTTTTTCTCCTTATCTATTAAATGAATATAAAGGTATGTCTATTGTAGGAGGTCCAGGTGGTGCAGGCAATCCGGGGTCCGTAGGAAATTCTGGTAATCCTGGTACCTCATCCTCTGGTAGTTCTGGTGGTAATGGAAATGCTGGCTCAGCGGGAAATCCAGGTAATGCAGGATCTTCAGGAAATCCTGGAACTGGAGCAACTTCAGGTGGTGCATCACCTTTGCCTGTTACAACTTGGCCGGGAATAGCAGCAAACCTTGGAACATTAGGTGCTCCTGGTGAAGCTGGTGAAGTAAAGTCTTATAATTCAGTTACAGTAAATCGTAGAGGAATATATCCAATTTCTATAGGAACGGGAACAAATTCAGGATCAATTACAGTATCTTGGAACAGAACAGTTAATTAATTATTTTTTGAAAGTGAATTATTATGTTATACAATATTGCGCCACCTCCAAATTTTGGATTAACCCAACATGAATTTGTTACTTGGAATGATGGTTTTAATGAAGAAGAAATTTCCAAGATTATAGAAATTGGAGATGCTTTAGAAAAACTACCATCAAAAATAGATGATGATCTTTTACCACCAAAAGATGTTCGTATTAGTGATATATCTTGGATCAATCCAAATCAAGACACTATATGGATATTTGATAAGTTGTCTTGGATATTGAGGCAATTAAATGGACAGTTTTATAGATTTAATATTACTGGATTTCATGAACCTTTACAGTATACGACATATTATGGTAGAGAAGAAGAAGGTGGTCATTATACTTGGCACTGCGATCACGGAAAAGATGCACCAAGGAAGTTATCTATAGTATTACAGTTAAGTGATTTGACTGAGTATGAAGGTGGCAATTTAGAAATATTATCGGATACTGGAAAAATATTGACTGTAGATAAAAAGAAAGGATTTTTGGCTATGTTTCCTTCTTTTAGAACACATAGAGTAACACCAGTTACTTCAGGAATTAGAAAAAGTTTAGTAGTTTGGGCCACTGGTCCAGCGTTTGTATAACCTAAATATAAGAGTTAACTATAAGTAAAATAAGATGCCGGCAGCCTATTCTAACCTATACATCGAACAAGGAACTTCTTTCACTACCACAATTACCGTGGACGATGTGTATGGAGATGTGTTTGATTTGACAAACTACACAGCTCAAAGTCAAATTCGTAAATCTCACTATTCGGCTAACACGACAGCAACGTTTACGACAGCTGTTAATTCTGGTCAAGGATCGATTACTCTTAGTTTAACGTCAGCAGTAACGGCAAATATTGCTCCGGGTCGTTATGTGTATGATACAAAAATTATCGGAACAAATAATGGCCAAGTTACTAGAATACTGGAAGGTATTGTAGACGTTTCTCCATCAGTTACGAGGTAAAAATGCCAAATCAAACGATAGGAACAGTAAGGGTCCAAGTAGGTACATCAGTTAATCCAAGAGTTAGTTCGATTAACTATGGAGGCACAGGTGCAATTAAGAATGCCTCTGATGTGGATGTTAGGGGTGCAGCAGACGGAGAAGTTTTGGTCTATAGAGCCGAAACAGATTCTTTTGTGGTTGCACCAGTATCAGCCGCTGTGGCTGGTTTAGATGCGGGAACCTTCTAAGTGTCTAATACCTCGATACAAATACTCCGCTCGTATGCAAATACGAGACCAACAACTCTTAATGATGGTGAGTTAGCCTATTCTTTTGTTGCCAATACACTCTATATTGGTGACAGGACAGGTCAAATTATCACAATCGGAGGTCTTACGACCACCGAAAATGCAGCAAATACGATAGTTCTAAGAGATTCAGAAGGTAATATAAATGTTGCTACCGTAGACGGTGGAAATTTCTAAATAGTAATAGTGGTTAACGCCTAATAATAAGGATAAAAAATGGCAAATACAAATATTTTAATCAAACGCTCGTCAAGCACAAGCAAACCAAGTTCTCTGGCGGCTGGTGAGTTAGGTTATTCGTATCTATCGAATACCCTTTTCTTAGGTACTGCTGCCGGTAACGGTGTCATCAACGTTGGTGGTGTCTATTATACTCAAGCAATCGACAACGCAACTTCAGATGCAACACCAGGTACCATCGTTAAACGTGATGCAACAGGTAATGCAACCTTTACCAACATTACAGTAACAGGATTTATTTCTGGTACGATTGACGGTGTTGCTAATGCTGCTGTTCGTCTACAGACACCAAGAACATTCTCAATTTCTGGTGGTGATGTATCGGCTTCTGGCGTAAGTTTTGATGGCACAGGAAACGTAACACTTAATGCCTCACTCAATGCCATTCCAGGTTTATCAGGCGGCACTTACGGTTCTTCTACTGCCATTCCAGTCCTTGATATTGCTGCTAACGGCCGTATCACAGGCGTAACAACAGCATCTATTTCAACATCATTTGGTATTGCTGGTGATTCTGGCACAACACAGATTGATGGTGGTGAAACACTATATGTAGTTGGTGGTGCTGGTATTACTTCAGCTATTACAGCTAACACTATCACGTTAGATGTTGATACAACTGTTGTTCGTTCCAATACAGCAATCACAAGTCAAACAATCGATGGTTCTGTAACAATTGCTGGCAACTTAACAGTTCAAGGTACACAAACAACAGTTAATACAAACACATTAAATGTTGCTGATCCATTAATTATCTTAGCATCGAATAATTCATCTGATGCAGTTGATATTGGTTTTGCTGGTCACTATAATGATGGTGCCACAAATAGACATACTGGTTTCTTCCGTGATGCAGGTACAAAAGAATTCTATGTATTTGACAATTACGACAAAGAATTATTTGCAAACAACAGTATTGATGTTGCTGACGGAAGCTTCCGGGCTGCTAATATTAATGTTGGTTATGTTAAGTCTACTGGTATCATTAACAATGGTATCAACATTGATACACATATTCAAGGTCTTTATAACCTTGCCAACACAACATCAACAACAGCAAGTAATGCAAATGCTAATACGATCTATACACAAGGCGTAGATGCAACACAGAATACAAACATTACTCATGCTGACACCAAGGCACAAGCTGCATTCGATAAGGCAAATAGTTCTGTTCAAGCTTCATCGAACTTTACATTTGGTCAAATGGTTGTTGCTGATGGAAACAGTTCATTAAAGAGTCTTGCAAATGCTTCTTATACATTGACAGGTTCCTTATCTGCTTCTAAAACAATCACATCAATCACAGTTGATAACTATGGCCGTGTAACTGCTGCTACTGGTGCTGATATTGCAATTGATGCATCACAGATTGGTTCTGGTACATTAGGTGTTTCACGTGGCGGTACAGGTCAATCTTCGTTCACGAATGGTGCAATCGTAATTGGTAACGGTACAGGTGCTTTACAAGAACTTGCCAACTCAACATACACACCAACAGGTTCGGGTGCTGCCAATAATACAGTATCTTCGTTGACTGTTGATTCGTATGGCCGTGTAACTGCTGCTACATTCTCAGCAATCTCTGGTCTGACAGTTGGTCAAGGCGGTACAGGTCGTTCAACATTTACCACAAACGGTATCATATATGGTAACTCTACTGATGGTCAATTAGTAACTGCTGCCGCAGGAACTTCTGATCAAACATGGAGTAATCAGATTCTTACTGTTACTAACGCTGGTGTTCCAGTATGGTCGAGTGCTCTTGACGGAGGCACGTTCTAAAGTAATACTATATAATTTTTTATAATAGGGAGTTTGAGATGGGTAATGAAAAGTTTGTTAATTATTATATTGAAGGATTGATTACTACATTAAATGATTGTTTGATAAGAAACATTTCATTACAAGCAAATGATAGAATCAGTAAAGAAGTAATTGAGGAACACAGTAAAAAAGTTGAAGGTTTAAATGGTACTATTGATGCTCTTAAAGCCGATTTAGAAGGTGCTAAAAAGCAACAAGCTGATGCTGATAATCAACGATATCAGAATCTAGAAAATAGCATCAAAGACCATTTAAACACAATCAACACCTTAAATCAGGAGATTTCTCAGTTAAGGACAATGAAAAGTGAATATGAAAATGTTAAACATCAGGTACAACATGTAGACACTTTCAGAACCGAGTTAAACAAAACACGGGAAGAATTAAATAATGTTCGTGTTGATAATGAAAAAATTATTGCTGATTTAACTAGTTCATATGAATTAAAAATCAAAGAACTAAATGATAAGATTGACTATTTACAATTAACTCCTGCTAAACGAAAAAAAATTGAGGAAGTAAAGAAAGAAGTTATTGAAACACCAACGTTGGATGTTTTCAGTAATTCGGAAGATACACTCAGAGATGGCGGAAGTTTTTAAGGTAAATGGCAAATACAACATTACAGTTAAAGAAATCAGGACAAACAGGTAACGTACCAAATTCTCTGGCATACGGTGAATTGGCGTTAAACTACGCTGATGGTAAACTGTTCTACAAAGCCTCAAATGGTTCAATCGCTAGTATCTCAACTAGCCCAGCAACCGATTCTTTCGCCACAATCAATGCTAATTCTTCTCTGATATTAGCAACTTCTCCGTATGATACTTTGTCAATTATTCCTGGTAATAATATTACCATATCTACAGACACATTTAATAAAAGAATTATCATCAACTCTACAGCAACTGGTGGCGGTGGTGCATCGGCCGACCAGTTTGCCAGAGATAAAGCCAACTCCGCTAATGTATTAGCTCAAGCGGCTTTTGATAAAGCAAATACAGTCGTTACTGGTGGAACAACAATAATTACTGGTGGTCAATATGTCGATTATGGTTGGGTTCCTATGACTCCGGCACCTGTCTTATTCGATTATGGAACACTATAAATATAGATATAATTTGGAAAAAATATGGCTTCTAACAATTCTATCATAGTCCAGATCCGTAGAGGTACTACGGCACAGACAGCATCTTTTACTGGTGCTTTGGCCGAACTCACGGTTGATACAGACCAAAAAACAGTTGTTGTTCATGATGGTGTAACACAAGGTGGTACAACACTTTCTACTAAAGCATTTACTCAAGCGGCCTTTGATGCTGCTAATGCAGCTGGTTCAAGTGCAACTGTTCAAGCAGCTTTCAACAAAGCCAACTCTGCCAATGTTCTAGCACAAGCTGCCTTTGATTATGCAAACACCATATTATCTCTTGATACAAACATAGATCAATTTGCCAGAAATACAGCAAATGCTGCAACTCAAAATGTAGCTTTAACATATTCTAATACTGCTTCTGGTGCCATACCAACAGTCAACAGTTTAAAACCAGGTGAACCATCTATCAATCTAAATGATGGTAGAATGTTTATTCAGTTGAAC